ATAGCTTTTCTCCATAGGCGTTTTGCGTCTCCTGATGTCATGACTATTAAGTTTTGTGTGTAATGTTTATAAGTAGGAAGTACTGGTGTCATTTTTTACCACGATTTCTAGCTCTGTTTTTTGAAATACTTTCACGTACTAATCTTCCTGATTTAGTGTGTGAAAAATCCTTACCGCCCTTGCCTTCTGCCCCCGCTTTTCTACGGGCTTTTTTAAGTTCCACCCTATAAGAAATGGCTTCTTTGGTTGAGTTACGCTTTCTGTTGTAGGCGTTTTTCTTGGCTCTGGATTCTGGGTTGTCTCTGTAGTTTCTTGCACTTCGTTTAAGTTGTTTACGTGGTAGTTTTCTAGGAGCCATTTTTAATTACCGATTTTTGTACTGTGTCAAAATCGACAGTTGGCATAATGTCTGCTAGTTGAGATAAAGGTGACGTGTCAAACGCTACACCTGTTATATCATTTTTATATAGCCAGTCAGCAGCAGCTTTTAGGTCAGCGGTAGTAGCTTCACCGCTACGTATTCTGTCTATAAGCTCAGTTGTAACTAAATTATGTAATTCGTTAAACTGTTGTTCTCCTGCTCGTTTCATGCAATGTCTAATCCTTTTTTAACTATTGCTAGAGCTTTGTCATCAAGCTCATTATCTGATAATTCGACTAACTTTTCTAATAAATCTACGACAAATACTTTAAACTTGTCACTTTTTAAAAAAGTTAAAACTATTGGTTTTAGTAGTGCTAACATCTTTCTTAGGTAATAACGATTGTATCGGTACGATGTCTTGGCACATGTGAGCTACACGGCTGCCAGGGTATATCGTAAACCCTTTTTGTTGTAGTTCTGCACATTTAAGTGCACGAACAAGCTCGTAGTCAAGCCTCATCTTTTCTTCTTGTCTCTTAGCTATTTCTTGACATTGTTTAGTCAAGTCACGGTTAAGTGGCACTGAAAAGTTTATTTGAAAGCCCCAGTTCTCTGATATAACATAACCTTCATCATCAAATGGTGAGGTATCATTACCCATATAAAAGGGGCTAAACGTCATTGTTGATCCATTACAAGATATGGCAGAACCATATTGTTGTCTAGACGGTGCTCCATTATTTTGAAATTGCACAGCCTGATTGGTAACATTTCCTGTTGCTGCTGCCACAGGGTTGGACGAGTTATTGGTGTCTCCTTCTGCATATATAGGTGTTATTGTGAGAATACAGAAAGCGATGTAGTAGTAGAGTTTATTGTAAAGTTTCTTGTGGTGTCCCATTGTTCTACTAATCCAGCTGATCTTGATGTGGTTTCTAGTGTCCAAGGTAGAGTTGTATCTGTTATAGTAAATGTAGTACCAGCACCAGATATATCGGCAGATGGTGTTACATTAGATCCATTCCAAGTCTTTACTTCAGCCCCAAAAACTTGACGCTGTTCTACTTCGGTTATAGTTTGTGTGGTTGTGGTCGTTGAGTTCATCGACCCTGTGGTAAACTGAGGCGTGACGGTATTAGCATATGCACTTGCAGGTAGCAGTAGCATAGCAATAAGTAGTTTTCTCATGTTTTTGGTTTGTCTTTGTCTTTGTTTTTTCCGTTACCATTGCCCGTAGACAGCCCGAAAGTTGCCAGCGCACCTGTAAAAATCGAGGCCACGAACGTAATATCGCCTGCTGTAGCTGACTTTTTAATCATTGGCAGCTCGACATAACTTAATGTAATAATGAACCCTGACCAGATAACTACACCTAAACGCACTGCTGCACCAAGTACCGCCATCTGTTCATCATGGTCATCTATGTTTTCTTTGAGTTTTTTTAAGAAACTTCTGGGTTGCCCTTTGATAACTTTATCTTCTTCCATGCTGTTTTTAATATTGGTTTCATAGCTGTAACAACCCATTTAAAAGCTGCTGTTGCAGTTAGGGTTGCAGCTACAGAAACGACTGCCGTAGTAGAAGCCGTTATAAGTATTTCGTTTTCTGGTAAAGGCATTTTGAAGTCCGTAAACGGTATATCAATCTGCCTTATGCCAGTAGGTGCTTCTTCTGTAGCCTCTGGTTCTGTGCCCTCTGGTTCTCTAAGATCACTAGGAGGCACTACCAAAGGTACATAACTAGGAACGTCAGCTGTTGGTAAAGGTATAGATATTGTTTTAAGTGGTATTGCATCTGGCAATACTATTGTGGGTATTTCCACTAGCTAGGTTTGGTTGGCCAACTAGGGTTTTCTGGGTCAGATGTATTAGCTGGTAAATCTCTTAAAGCCTGTCTATATGTAGCCCATTCTTCTTTTTTAGTGCTACTCAATGGTGAATCTAATACCTGTGTCCAGTCACATTGAGAAAGTTTAAGAGTTCTTTCACTTCTCAAATTAGCTAATTTTTCTTCATCTGTTAAAGGTGTACTTGTTTCTCCTTTATCTAGTTCTGCTTTTTTAGTATCAAACTCGTCTATACAAGATTGATAATCACCTAATGAAGTGATAGTTTCTAAAGACAAGTCATTTTTTTCAACTGTACCTGTTGATGTTGTAGTGTCCCATTGCACTGCCCAAACGTCAGATGGAAATGAAGATAAAGTTAAACCATCAATACCAACACCATCTTTGACGACCATTTTATCTTCACGAATTATCGAGATTTTCATTTTCTGTTATTTTAATTAATTTTTGTTTTGGTTGATCTAATGTAACTATTGGACTCATTTTTTCTACTGTTTCGTTTCTAAATGATTCAATAGCTGCTCCCATTTGATTAACCATTTTAGAGTTATCTACTTGTAAAAAAGGTATCCAAGCTACTGCACATCCATATTCATTAACAGGTTCTCCATTTTGTGGGTTCGTTCCAGATATTTGTGTGTACCACGCACACTCTAATTCTCTACAATCTTCTCCAATTAATGGGCAAAGATTTCCTTGTTTTGGTTTAGACATTTGTGTTTTCTGGTTTAGCGTGTAGCCACCCTGTCATTATATATTTAGTTTGTTTTGGTGGGTAGCCTTGGTGTAAATAAGTCCAAGTTGCAGGGAAAATTACAACCCTCCCTGCTCTTGGTGAAACTTGATCTCCGTTATAAAATTGTGTCCAACCTTCTTCGACAGTATTTAGATATAAAATAAATGTAAGTGTGCGAACAAGATTATTATGGTAATTAAAATCATGATGCCAAACGTACCCTTTTCCAGGATCTGTTTTTTGTATTTGGTATCCAGAGTCAATTATTTCTTCAGTTATAGGTTCAAATATATACTGATTATTAGTAGTAAAATATTGATAGTTACTTTGTTGATTTAGGTGTTGATAGTAAGAATTACTTGCTTGATTAATTATTTTAAAAAACAATTCATCTTCATTTTTCCAAGTATCTAAATCAAGAGGAAGAGCTATATCTTTACTATTTTTAATTTGTAAATCAACACCTTTAGCAGTTATACCTTGTCTTGCTTGGTCTATATTTTTTTCAAATTTAGTTATTATTTCGTCACATGTTTTTTTTGGTACTTCGCTGTCCCATATATAAATATAAGGATCAGTTATACGGGTGGTATCAACTATCATTAATCTTTAGAAGCTATAATTACGTCTAAGTATTCCGCTTGCATATCTAAATTACTTACAGAAATACTGTGGTTGTGTGCACTACCAGAAAAAGTTGCGTTGTGGTTGTGAGCACTACCAGAAAAAGTTGCATTATGGTTGTGTGCACTACCTGAAAAACTAGCATTATGGTTATGTGACCCACCAGTAAATCCGTGTGAGTGACCACCGCCACCACCAGTATTACTTGTGTTACCACTACTATTACTAGCAATTCTAGCTCCAGATTCCCAAGTCAAACAAATCGGGCCATTTCCAGCTGCAGCTCTACCATAACTATGGCTGTGAGAAGGCATTTCGTTAACAGACAGTGTGTGACTGTTTACAGTACCACCAGTGCTTGCGTTAGCTACTGAAATATTACCTCCAGCTGTTGAGTTTGCAACTGAAATGTTACCACCTTGAGTTGAGTTTGCAACTGAAACGTTACCGCCTTGAGTTGTGTTACCAGCGTTAGCTGTTATTCCTCTATTTGCAAAGACAGTTGTAAATGCAACGTTACCGCCAGAACCAGCAGTTCCAGATACGACTCTAAGAGCTTTGTTGTTTACACCACTTGTTATTTTTGTCCAACCTGTAGGAGCTGATGTCTGTTGAAAGAGCATCTTTGTCCCAGATGGAAAAGCCTGTGCTTCAGATATAGCTGTTCTTACATATGCAGTTGTAGAAACCTTAGTTGAGTTATCAG